AACTTCGCCGTCTGCTGCGGTGTGCACTCAGTGCCACGTTACGCCGTCATCCCCGAGGGCGAGCGGGAGGAGATTGATGCCGAGCTGTGCCCCGAAATCGGCACCATCGAAGGAGACGCGCACACGACGGAGTTCGCGGCCGCGCACGACAAAGGCTTCTGCCTCTACGCCGACAGCCTTGGTCGCTACCGCCTCGCGTGGCCAGACAACAGCGACCAACCGCTTGATGGCTGGGTGCGCTTTGTCGCCACCGGCAAGCGCGGGAAGAAGGCGCGTTCATGACCCCCTCCACCCTCTTCCTCACCGCCGCCCTGTGTGCCGCTGTGGTCAAGGCCTGCCACCACGTCGCCCGACGCACCACCTACAAGCACGAGGCGGCTGAGATCGCGCTGTGCTTCGCCCTGATGGGTGCGGCGGCGTTCGTCGTGGCGGTGGTGATGTGCTTCAACCTGGAGTCTGAGTGAAACACGCCCTTATCTGGCCCGACGAGTTCGGCGCCATCGACAAACCCAAGCGCATCCGCTGCCTCGACGATGACCTGAACGGCCCGCTCAACATCACGCCCCGCATCGGTCGCAACGCTGGCCACTACCTGTGCAAGGCGTGCGGCAAGAAGACGATGCTCCAAACGAAACTGTGCACGCGCGAATGGTGCGTGTCTGCGAGAGGTGACGCATGAAAAACGACGACATCATCCCACGCCCCGACATGCTGCCTGTTCGCATTGAGCTGCGCATGCACGACATGATGAACACCGCCGAGCTGTACGACGTGGCCTACCCTATGGCGCCCGTCGTCCAGTGCCACGACACCAACGACGACGAGGTCATCGTCCTGCGCGAGGTCGAGCGCCGCTACAACCTGTACCCCGACATGCTCGCCGAGCTGGAGATGCTGCAGGACCTCTTGCTTGGGTATGCCGGCCATCACCAAGCCAAGGGCGACCAAGCGAAAGCCGACGCCAACATGATCCACGTCTACCGCATCGAAGACCTTCTTCGGAAAGCGAGCCCGCAGTGATCAACGCCTACCGTGTCTTCATCCAGCCGCACGCCATCGAACGCCTCGCCGAGATCTACGGCAGGAGACTCGGGATCGTCGCCACGCAACACATCCTCGACAAAGCCCGAGAGATGCCCGCCCGTGATGCCCGCTACATCCTGCAGGACCCCACGTTGGCTGACGACCGCTACTTCCTCCAGATCGACGACAGGGCTCGTGGGGTCATCGTGTTCGAGCTGCGCGACAACACCAAAGAGGGCGGTCACACGCTCGTCGCTGTCCATGTGGTGCCATGATGGGCGGCAGCTCCTACTGGCACCAATACGCGCGATGCAGCGAGTGCGGCGCGGCGACCAGCAGGGCCTGCCGTGACGACGACAACAAGCCGACTGCGCTCTGCGAGGGCCGCAGCCTCCGTGGACCAAATGGGAGACGGCCTGCGGTTGCCGTCCTCCTTGACCTGAAAGAGGAGGCCCGCACCAGCCGGCCCCTCATCAAACAACTGCGCTCCGACCTCGCCGATCGCATCGAACAAGTTCGCAATCTGCAGGCAAAGCTTGAAGCCGCAGAAAACAAGCTCCTCGCGATCCACGCGCTGAGCAACCCGAAGAAGGAGACGACGTGAAAGACGACAGAGACGACCCGCTCACCAATGCCGCTCGAGGCCGAGACCCCTGCGGCGTCAACCATGACGAGCTTGAGGATGGCGGAAAGAGCTGTCAGCGGTGCGCGGAAATCGCAGCCGTTAGCCGGCCAAGGTCTACCGAGCGGCTGAGTGCTCTACTCGCAAAGGGCAACTTCACAGCGTACATCGACCCCGACTACATCGACGACAACGGTGATTTGCTGACCGAACCGAAGGTGAAGCCATGAGTGAACCACAGATCAAGCCGAGCGAGTTCGTCTGCAGCAAATGCGGCCAGACTTTCAACCGCGTCATGCCGACGCACACGCAGTATGCTGACAGCGACGACCTTTGCGACGGCGACATTGCGGCGCGCTTCACCCGTGCCGACATGGAGCGAGCGTCCGAGGAGACGCACAAGATCTACAAGAGCATCATGCCGAAGCGCGCAGGCAAAATGGTCGTCGAGGCGTTACTCGGTGAGCGTGCATGGCCCTTCGAAGACCTCTGACCACCACCACCACCCACACAAACAACGAAGCGCCCACCAGGCGCTTCGTTTCGTTTGGGGGTGAGGGAAAAAAGAAAGGGTCACCAGACCCTTTCGCTCACCCGGTAGAACTTCCCATCCTTGCGGTACTTGATGGCGCGTGGGCACGGGGCTGACGACATCTCGGCGGAGATCTCATCGAGGTCATCGCCACCCAGCAAGCCCGGTGTGAGCGCGTGACCGGCCTTGGCGACCGCGGCAATCATCACGCTGACCTTCTCCCACGCCTTCTGCCCCGCGTAGCCCTCGTGCATGACCGGCATGTACTCGGTCACTGGCTTGTCGCTCAACGCGCCGTAATAGGTGACCGCGAACATCTCCTTGCCACTGGTGGCGGACAGGTGGCGTTTCCACGCCCAACCAGTGAGCTGCATCTCCACGTCGTCAAGCCCGCCGCCCATGATGTCGATGTCGCGGAGCTCGAGCGCCGGCTTCTCGGCTTCGGGGAACGGTTCGCCACACGCCGTGCAGGCACGCACCGATGCGTGGTTGATCTCCTCGCAGTAGCTGCACTTCTTCGTGGGTGCCCCGGCTCCGTCGACCTTCTTCTTTTTCGACGGCGGGGTCACGTTGGTGATGGGCCCATGTGTCTCCACGACACCAGCGAAGTCGAGCACGAGGCAGTGGTCCGTGTGGCTCTTCTTGCGCAGCCCGCGCCCCGCCATCTGCACATAGAGCACGGGGCTCTCAGTGGGGCGCAGCATGGCGATCAGGTCGATGTCGGGGTAGTCGAAGCCGGTCGTCAGCACGTTGGCATTCGTCAGCGCCCGCAGCTTACCGCTGCGGAAGTCGGCGATGATCTGCTTGCGCTCGGCTTTCGGGGTGTCACCAGTGACACACGCTGCGGCGATGCCTCGAGCGATGAGGGCGTCGCGGACGTGCATCGCGTGGTCGATGCCGGCGCAGAAGAACAACCAGGCTTTGCGGTTGCCGGCCAGCTTGATGACCTCGGCCACTGCGGCTTCGTTTTGGTCGCTGGTGTCGACGGCGGCTTGGAGCTCGCTTTCGACGTAGTCGCCACCGCGCACCGACACGGCGCTGACGTCGAGCTTCATCTTCGTCAGCTTGCTGCGCAACGGGGCAAGGTGGCCTTTGTGCAACAGCTCTTCGATGCTCACCGGCTCGATGAGGTAGTCGAAGATCGCCGGCTTGTCGGTGATGAGGCCGTGCCCCAAACGCCACGGGGTAGCCGTCAGGCCCACGACACGCATCGCCGGGTTGATGGCCCACAGCGCGTTGAGGAACGTGCGATACCGACCTTGGTCCTCGTGACCCACAAGGTGACACTCGTCGATGATGACGAGGTCCACGTGGCCGACGCGGTCAGCGTGGCGCGCGATGGACTGAATGCCGGCGAACGTGATCGGCTCGCCGAGCTGCTTCTTGCGCATGCCGGCGCTGTAGATGCCCATCGGGGCACCGGGCCAGTGCTCGCGCATCTTCTCGGCGTTCTGCTCCAGCAATTCGAAGACGTGCGTGAGCATGAGGATGCGCGTCTCTGGCCACTCTTGCAGAGCCTCCTTGCACATCGCGGCGTTGACGTGGCTCTTACCTGCGCCAGTTGGGAGAACGATGCACGGGTTGCCATCGTTGGCCCTGATCCATGCCCAAAGCAGATCGATTGCCTGTCTCTGATAGGACCTCAGCATTTGCGGTTCTTCCTTCGCGCGTATGCCTCTGCGCCACGACGTTTGATGCACTCCCTGCAGTCGCGTCCTCCACGAGGCGTGACATAGAGGTTCTCGCCAGACAGCGGGTGGCCTTGTGGGCAGTGCGTCTTCACCAAATTGGCTGCGACATAGGCGCCAAGTCGCCGTCGTCCCTTTTGGTCCATGTCCTCCATGTTGTCCTTCGGCGTGCCCAAGAACAGATGCTGCGGGTTGACGCATGGAGGATTGTCACAGCGGTGGCAGACGAACATGCCATCAGGGATCGGCCCGACGTGCAGCTCATACGAGACCCGATGGGCAAGGAGTTTTTCTCCATCTCCGCTGCCAATGGTCCCGTAACCGAAGACCCCAAGGGCCCGTGTCCATAGCCAACAACCTGAGTTCGGCTCAATAGTGTATTTCTCGTCGAACCGATCACGCAGCGACTTTTTTGGGCGTCCTTTGGATGCACTATATCGGCGGGCACGACAGCACTCTTTGCAGCGCCCAAGATACCCGTCAGCCATCTCTGGGTGGACGTAAAAGTCGTCGAACGGTTTGTTCCGGTCGCAAGCGATGCAGGTTTTCATGCGATCAAGCCTACCATGGCCATAACTAAAATGGCAAACGGCATCAGGTGGTCGTGGACCTCGTGGTCTGCGCAGCCTTGGCGCTGAAACCCGAGGGGGATGTTGTCGGCGTCGTGCTTCTCACAGCGCCATGTGCTGTCGGGCATCGCCGTCGAGTGTGCACACGTCCGGCAGTTCTGCGCGGTGATCCCGACGTTGCCGTGGCACCACGAGTAGGCCGCGCACCATTTGCATTCGTACCAGGATGGGTCGTTGCTCAGCTTCGGCGGCTGCTCGTCCTGCAGCGCGAGGCGCTTGCCACGGGCCACGGCCTTCTCTGCCACAGCCTTGTCGTAGCGAACACGCTCAACGTAGAGCCGGTCATCGTCCTTACACACGGCGAGGTACAGCGCGCGGTCGATGCCTTTCCCGTGCATGTAGACCTGCATCTGCACGAAGTGCTGCCACTTCGCTTTCTCGACGCCCTGCTTTTCGACCTCGTCAAAAGACTTCTTGCTGTGCGTCTTGAACTCGGCGACGTGCGGCTTGGTGGGCGCCTCTGGCAACCCGGACTCGATCACGGTGTCGAGGCTGCCACTGACGAAGCTGCCGAAGTCGACGTTGTGCTGCTTCTGGCCTTCGGGGATCGGCGCAAGCACGCACCCGATGGCCAGCAGGTCAGCGATGATGGTCTCCTCTTCGCGGTGTCCGCGGCGGAAGAGGCGCAAGGTGCGGCCGGGGAACCGTTCGACGACGGCCCAGCGGAACTTGAGCCACAGCCAGCGGTCGCAAGGATGCCCGAGCAGGCTCACGCCCATGTGAGGGCGCGGCAGCTCGGGGGTGGCCTCGTGCCATGCGTCGATGAGGCTGGCTGTCGTCTTGGTGGGCGGGGGGATGGCGGTCATGGCGCTCCAAAGAAAAGCGGGGCCGAGGGCGCCCCGCGTTGCTGACGTCAGGTCACTTCTTCGCCCACGGGGGCGCCTTGGTGCCCGTGGAGGCAGCCGACGAGCTCGACCCGCCACTGACAGGGGGGACAGCGCCGTCGGGGCTCTTGAAGCCCTTCACGTTGTTGCCTGCGGGGTAGTCGCCGCTGGCCGCTCTCTGGGTCAAGCGGATGTCCAACACCTTACCGATGAGCTGGTCGGTGTCGTCGACCTTGGCGAGGCCCACAGCTCGGGCGACTTCGCCAAACTGCTGCCAGCCGATGCGCTCAGCCTTCTCGCTGGCGTTCTTGATGTTGAGGTTGCCGAAGACGACACGCCCCTGGTGCGTCGGCAGGAGGATGTCGAAGCGCAATGAGATGCGCTTGCCGCCGGCCGCGGTGTCGAGCAGGTCAGCCTTGGTGATGCGGGCCGTGTACCAGCCAGCGGGGAGCGGCTGAAAGTCGCCCTCGGGGCGGTCGGACTTGGGGGCGCTGTTGACGTCGAAGGACTGTTCGAGACGGGCCATGGATCACTTCTCTTTCTTGGTTGCGATGGCGAACGAGGGGCGGCCGGGTTTGCTGGTGATGCCCTTGAGCAGGGGTGTGGTGATGGCGGGGTCAGCGGCCTTCCATGCCGCCATGTTGATCTCCGGCTTCCACCGGAAGAGGGACGCGAGGTGGTCTTGCAGGCCGGCCTCGGCGGCGAGCTCTTGCACCTTGTCGCCGTCTACCTTGCGGTCGATGCGGCCGGTGATCTTGAGCTCGAGCCCGGCGATGTCTGTGACAGCGACACCGTCGAGGTCAGCCGGGACGGCCAGCAGCTTAAGGATGTTGTCCTCACAGAAGCGGCGCTGCTCGACGGCGAGGCGCTCCGCCTCCTTCCACCGCATCCAGTTGTTGACCAGGTCAGGGAGATTCATATGGCCCCCAGATGCTTTCGATGTAGGCCGCGACTTCCTCGACGTCGTAGCCGTAGTTGGCGTCGTCACAGCAGGCGATGAGCGCTTCGGTGTCGCCACCGCAGAAGATGCAGGGTTCAGGCTGCGACATGGTCGCCCCCGATCTTGCGGACGATGGCGGCGAGGTCGTAGGGCTCCCACATCTGGAGCTTCCCGCTGCGGTCCTTCGCATGCCACACACCGTCGTCGTGGCACTGGAAGATGGTGGAGACCTCGCCTTCGACACGGTGGGTGCGGACCACCAACACCTCATCGAAGAAGTAGGGCAGGTCGGCGGTGAGCTTCTTGCCCGGCATCGATGCGACGTAGCGGACCTCGCCCATCTCCGTGGCCGCCTTCTCCACCTTGGCCGTCATGATGACGTGGTGCGTCGGCAGGTCACGGAAGGCGCGGATGACGTCAGCCATCTTGTCTTGCATCTCGCCGTAGGCGGCGCGCGGGTCCTTGGCGCCCTTGCCAGTCTTGCGCTCGTTGGAGAGCACGACCTCGGCGATCTCGCTGAGGCTGTCGATGGCGACGGCGCGGAAGCCTTTCGCCTCCTCGGAGCCCGTCAACCACGAGTACGCCTCGTAGAGCTCTTCGATGCCACCGATCTCGATGTAGGGCTTATCGAGGTCCTTGACGGACAGCAGCCCGCCTTCAGCGCTGAGGTAGACGACGTCCTCGAGATGGGCGCATGCCCGCGTCTTGCCGGCGCCGGACTCGCCGGGCACCAGAATCTTGACCGATGACGCACCGAGACTGCCGGTGCGCTTGAGCGAAATGGCCATCGTGGCCTCCTTCTAGGCGCGGTTCGCAAAATCGCGGGTCGCGCTGTGTGCTTGACGTTCTCACAAACGAGACCTACGGTCAAGCACAGTTCTCAAAAAAGAGAAGGGCGGCACCGTGGCAAATGCAGATTCAGGGGTTTACGCAATCCGAAACCGGCACACGCTCCAGACCTACGTGGGGAAGGCGGAGTACGTTGGCCGGCGATGGGCAGATCATCGTAGACTGCTGGAGGGCGGTAGCCACCACTGTGTGGCCCTTCAGGAGTCTTGGAATCTTTGGGGTGCAGACTCTTTCGAGTGGATCCTAATCCACTCATGCGCCCACAGGTGCACGGTGGCATTTGAATGGTGGGCGCTGCAACTGGTTCCTCCGGCCCTCCGGCTCAATACTCGTGCGGTCGTCAAGCACTCGCTGCCGGGCTGGAAAAGCGATCACGCACTGGCTGCCGAGGTGAGACGTCGAGAACAAGAGGCGCTTGAGGAGAAAAGACGCCTGCGAGCTGAGGCTGCTGAGCGGAAGAAGCGGAGACCGCTTGAGCCGGAAGAACTTGTTGCTTTTATTGAAAAGACAGACATCAAAGCCATGGCAAAAGAAACCGGTCTTGCTGTTGCGACTATTTACAGAGCAAAAAAGAACAATTTCAAGAAAATAAACTACAGCACGTTCGAGGCCATCAACAAATACGCAAAGGCGAAGGCGGTGACGGGTGGCTGACCTCAAGGGACTCGGGCTCACACTGCAACCGTCGTGGGCGGACCTGCCGCCAGAGCAACAGCTCATCGAAGCCATGGTCTACGAGGGGCTGACACCGCCGTCGTCCGTCGTCATGGACGGGCACATCCATCGTTTCCGCTCCAAGGCCGGCAAGCGGTCGGAGGATGGCTGGTACATCGCGTTCAAAGACGCCCGGCCGGCCGGGCACTTCGGGTGTTGGGCCAGCGGCGTCGACGTGAAGTGGCAGGCCGAGGGCGGGGAGAAGATGACCGCGGCCGAGGAGATCGAGCACGCCAAGCGCATGGCCGAGATGCACGCGCTGCGGGAAGAGGAGCGGGTGCGACGGCACGCCATGGCCGCCGAAGATGTCAAGCTGATCTGGGATGATCTCGACGATGCCGAGCCGGCGCACCCATACCTCGAGCGCAAAGGCATCCAGCCGCACGGGGCCAAGGTCACCAAAGACGGGAGGTTGGTGGTCCCGCTGTGGGACAAAAACGGGGACCTCGCGAGCCTCCAGTACATTCAGGGAGATGGCGGGAAGCGCTACCACCCCGGCGGCGAGACGGGCGCCAGCTTCCACGTGATTGGCTTGCCAGCTTCAACTGGCGTGCTTTACCTCGCTGAGGGGTACGCCACCGCAGCAACCATCCACGAGGTGACCGAGCGGCCCTGCATCGTCGGGTACAGCGCCAGCAACCTCGTGCCGGTAGCCGGCATCCTGCGCGAGCTCTACCCAGACACCGAGCTCGTCATCGTGGCCGACAACGACAAAGGCGGGGTGGGGCAACGGTACGCCGAGCAGGCCGTGGCCAAGCACGGGGGGCGCTTCGTGGTCCCGCCGGTGCTTGGAGACGCCAACGACTACGTGCAGGCCGGGCAGGACCTCGCCGCCCTGTTGGCGCCTGCGCCAGTGGGTGACTGGCTCATCCCCGCGGACGACTTCTGCGCACAGCCGGCCCCTATCTCGTGGCTGGTGAAGGGTTGGCTGCAGACCGCGGCGCTCATCATGGTTCACGGGCCGAGCGGTGGCGGCAAGACGTTCGTGGTGCTGGACTGGTGTCTGCGGATGGCTGGCGGACTGACGGACTGGATGGGGGCGAAGGTCCGTCCGGGCCCTGTGGTCTATCTGGCCGGCGAGGGCCACCACGGGTTGCGGGGGCGCGTGGCCGCGTGGAAGATCCGCCACCAGGTTGACCGCCTCGAGATGTGGTTGAGCCGGGACGGGCTGGACCTCAACACCGCGGCGGGGCTCAAGCGGGTGATCGACAACATCCGTGGGCTGCCGTCTCGTCCGTCCGTCATCGTGGTGGACACCCTGCACCGGTTCCTGTCCGGCGATGAGAATAGCGCGCAGGACGCCAAGACGATGCTGGACGCTTGCGCCGTGCTGATGGGCGAGTTCCGTTGTTCCGTTCTGCTGGTCCACCACACCGGCGTGAGCGACGAGGCTCAGACCCGAGCTCGTGGCTCCAGCGCGTGGAAAGGAGCGCTCGACATCGAGGTGAGCGTGGTTCCAGCCAAGGATGGAGGGCCCATCTCCATCGTCCAGCGTAAGAGCAAGGACGCCGAGCTCGCCCAGACCGTCTACGCCCGCCTCCAGAGCGTGGAAATCCCCGGGTGGCTGGATGAGGACGGGCTGCAGGTCACAAGCGCTGTGCTTGAGCCTGACGAAGCGCCGGTGGCAAAGCCGAGGGAGACAGCGGGCGACCGGCACCGGAAGACTTTGGGGCGTGCGTGGTTCGCCAGCGGGTGCGAGCTTCGGGAGGGAATGCCCTACGTCGCTCGGTCTGCGTTCCTGCAGTTTCTTGTGAACAGCATGGGGGTGTCGGACGCCTCCGCCGCGGTGTACCTCAAGCCGGGCAGCAGCCCCGGCAAGCTGATCCGGGACCTGCTGGACTCAGAGATTGTCCGACCGTGTGAGCACGGGTGGGTGGTCTGTGACCCGGGACAAGGGTCCGCTTTGCTGTTGCAGGGTGGAACTGCTTCAGACGGAACAGGCGGAACTACATCGGAACAATGACGGAAATCGTTCCGCGACTCAGGCTCACCGGAGGCGGAACAACGGAAACGCCTAGTTTACTAGGCGTTCCGGTGGTTCCGGTGGTGAGTGGCGAAAACCGGTCCGGGGGTTGATTTAGGCTAAGATAGATTAAAGATTGTTGTTGCGGTCATACGTTCCCATGTTAGGCTTTGTCCAGAGGTGAACATGGCTAAGCACGGAACACGTTACGGGTATCAAGAAGGCTGCCGCTGCACCGAGTGCGTCACGGTGAACTCGGAATACATCCAGCGAAGGCGGGCGGGGCTTATCCCGAAGCGCCCGCCGCCAGCACCACCGGTGGTCAAGGTCTTCTCGGACGTCCGCGCAGCGGGCCAGAAGATTGAGATTGGAGAGAAGCGAACTCGGAAGGTCTCTGAGGTTGGGCAGACGCCATGCGTCGGGGCGGTGCCGGTGGCGTTGATTGGCGCAAAGGTCGGTGACTTCGTGGAGGTCGAATACCTCGCCGACTGCGTCATCATCCGCCGCGTCCCAACGCCAGCCTGACCACGCCGCGTCACATGAAAACAAACTAAGCGGTTGACTTAAACGGACCGTCGTCCGCTTACGAGAGAAGAAAGGGTTTCACGAATGACTGACGAGACGAGGCATCCGATGGTCGTGGCACTGGAAGAGCGCTGGAGGGAGACGAGGGCGGCTGCGTGCGACCCGCTTACGAACGCAGCTCGAGGACGGGATGCGTGCGGCATCAACCATGACGAGCTGGTCGACACGGTGACTGGGCCGCTGCGTGACGAGCTGCGCGAAGTCCGGGAGGCTGCGATGAAAACCGATGCGGCCTCATACATGGTGCTGCTTGAGCGCTTCCGCCGGCAGTCTGACACCATCAGGGACTACCAAGGCTTCGTGGCAAGGGTGCGCGACGTGGCTGATTCTGGCGATGCCGGCAAGGCGCTCGATGGCGCGCTGGCGGATTTGTTCGCGGTGCTCCCTCAAGTCCCCTGACCGCCAGCCGATGCCTGGGCATGCACAACGCCACCATCCTCGCCATGCGCCTCGCCATCGCTGACATGCAGGCTGCCGTGAAGGCGCTTGACGCAAGGGCGAAGGGGCGGCAGTGGTGGGGTGCAGGACGTACGCGAAAAGCTAGCGGGAGGTCGCACCTCTGTATGCCGGGGTAGCATCCGGTCGGCCTGCACAAGCTCGGGTAGCTCAGCTTGGTAGAGCGCTCCCCGGTTGCGGGAGAGGTCGCAGGTTCAAATCCAGCCCCGAGCAAACGACGCTGCACTGAGTCACCGTCAATGCAGCCATCGCAGCAAAACGATGGTGGCGCCTTGCAAACGCCGCGACAGGACGAACCAGCCTTCACGGGCTGGTTTTTCTTGAGCCCCACCAGATTCGTGGTTGACGTGCTGATAGCGGCCCGCTAGCGTTGGCGGATGAGCAGACTCAATGACCTGTATCGACTGGTGGGATCTCTAGAAGAGACCAGACGGGCAGCTGACGGCATTATTGATGGTGCTCCTTTCTATGAGTTCTTGGATCACGTCAACGATGCCATCGCCGTTGCTGACGACGAGATCGAGAAGCTTGAACGCGACGGTGAGCCATGACCAACCCCATCCAGCGCAAGGTCACCATCGACAAGCATGGCAAGCCCGTCATCTCGAACCTGCGCGTGCCGTTTCAGCGGGGCCAGCTCGTGTGGGTCTTGGTCTCGCCCGACAAGGTGGTCGTGACGACGAGCGAACCCGCCCGCACGATGCGCTGCACGACCTGCGGCATTGAGGGCGAGAACACAGCCCCGTGGAACATGCGCAACGAAGCGTGCTTCTGCCCGGCGTGCGCATTGAAAGGCGTGACAAGCCTGTGCGAGGAGAAGGCATGAGCGACATCAAAGCCGCTACGAAGCACTACCGCCAAATGGCCGAACGCGCGGCCAAAGCTGCCGAGGCCCGTGACCGGGCCGCGAAAGACCTTGCGTTCATGGTTGACGGTGTCGAAGGCAAGGACGCTGACGACGCTCGTGCTGCGCTGAAGGAACAGCCATGAACGCCACCGCAGACGCCTTCTTCGGGATTTTCGGCATGACCAGAGTGGAGCAGCCCATGAAGCTTGATGTTGTGGTGCCGATCGAGGTCAAGAACCCCGTCAACGGGAGCCACGGCAAGGCGACTGCCTACAAGGCCCTGCTCGTGAAGGAGTTGAAGGCCAAAGTGGCTGAGAAGCTGTACGAGGCGGACCGTATTGCGTCGCCTGATGTGGCACTCTTCGAAGAGGCGCTGCGGTCCGAGTGCCACAAGGGCGCCCGCGTGACGCTGTTGCGACCGTACACGTCGCAGCCGCTCGACAACGACAACCTCGGTGTCGCTTTCAAGAACGTGCGCGACAGTGTGGCCAGCTTCCTCGGCGAGGACGACGGCTCGCCGCGCTACCACTGGCGCTACACGCAGGTGAAGGCTCGCCAGGTGGGGCAGAAGCTGTCGAAGGTCAAGCGCCGCAAGAAGGGTGAGCCGAAGCCCGAGCTGCCACCGAAGCGCCGCAACGTGGCCGCCTACGACACGCACATCCGCATCAGGATCGAGATTGTGCCAGCCGCCGAAGTCGACCCGCTGCTCACGGCGTTGAGGGCGTTGAGGGTGGCGCTGACCGGCCTGAAGGACGAGGCCGAGAAAGAGCCGCACCACAACTGGAGCCTGCTCGAGCGTCGCTGCATGGATGCCGAAGACGCCCTCGCCACAGCCGACGCGCTGGCCACTTTTGATCCGAAGGAACTCTACAATGTCTGACCTCAAGCGCCTCGAAGACAAGGTCTCCATTGAACCAAACAGTGGCTGCTGGCTCTGGACCGGCAGCGTGAACCAGAACGGCTACGGTCAGTTCAGCGTTGAAAGGAAGACCACAGGCGCACACCGTGCGAGTTGGCGCCTTCACGTCGGCCCGATCCCCGAAGGCATGCACGTCTGCCATCACTGCGACAACCCTCCGTGTGTCAACCCACAGCATTTGTTCCTCGGGACGAACCTCGACAACATTGCCGACAAGACGAAGAAGGGCAGAGTTGTGAGCCACTTCGCCACTGCGAACAGAGCAAAGACCGTTTGCTCGAAAGGCCATCCCTACGAGGGGGCGAACCTTTATCTGACGCCAGAGGGTGAGCGGGCCTGCAAGGCTTGCCGGGCTCAGGCTGCTGTCAATCGCCGTGCGAGGCAAAAAGCCGCCGACTACGCGAAGAAGGCGGACGAGGTGGAGGGCATGAGCGTCAAGGCGTTGGAGGAGAAGCACGCAGATGCTGTTCGCCGCCTTGATGAAATATTCGCAACCGTCGACGCGAGGAGGCGCCCGATGACGCTGAAGCCTGCTGCGTGGATGTGTCCTGAGTGCCTCGACGTCTGCGACCACGATGCGGCTTGCAGCTGCGGCTGGCGTGCGGAAAAGTCTGCACGTGTGCCCCTCTTCACCCGCGACGACCTCGTGAGGGTGGCGTTCGAGGCGTCAATGGGACGCGCGATGGACCGGACAGAGGAAGCAGAGAAGCTGGTGAATGAGATGCTGGGCGAGGTGGAGAAGTGATGTTGATCGCCGGTCGTCGTTGGCCATACCGCCCCGCTGTTGTCCTTGTTCGCTGCTCATGTGGTCGACGTGGCGGTCCTGTGTGCCGCAAGAGCCGCTTCGAGTGGCGCTGCAGCTGTGGCGCCGTCAGCATTGTCGAGGTGCCCCGATGACCGACAAGCCACCCACGCCCGAAGTCTTGGACGCGGAACTCGTGCCGCCCGCGAGGATAAGGCGCGGCAACCCGGTGGGGAATCCGTCGTGGAAGAAGGGTGGGCCGACACCCAACCCCGACGGCGCAGGCGCAGGTGGTGCGACGACCACCAGGCAGCTGCGGCGGAAGGTGCGGGACTGGTTGGACGAACACGGGTTCGAGAAGCTGACCGAGATCGCACTGGACCCGAACACCGCCCCCGATACCGCGGTCGCAACCATCCTCAAGCTGGCCAGCTTCGTCTTGCCGGTGGCGAAGGAAGGCGACCAAGACATCGACGACCCCACTGGCCAAGGTGGCACTCAGACGCGTACGATGACCGTGACGTTCGTGACGCCGAAGAAGGATGGAGGCGACTAGCCGGTGGCAGAAGTTCCAATGCCTGCGTGGTCCAAAGTCTGCTTTGACGAGGATGCGCGGCACATCGCAATCTTTGGCGGGCGTGGGTCATCGAAGTCGCATTCGGTGGCCCGCGCTCTGCTTGTGCGTGGGTCGAACAAGACCCTGCGCATTGCGTGCGCTCGTGAGTTTCAGGAGTCGATCCACCGTTCAGTGAAACGAGTCCTCGACGACCTCATCAAGCAGGACCCTGACCTGTCCTCGTTCTACACCTCAACGGACCGGGAGATCCGAGGCGAGAACGGGACGCTGTTCATGTTCGTGGGCCTCAACCGCAACATCGACAGTGTGAAGTCGATGGAAGGCGTGGATGTGTGCTGGGTCGAGGAGGCGCAGTCCATCTCGCAGCGTTCCATTGACGTGCTGGTCCCGACCATCCGAAAGCCGGGGTCGCAGATCATCTGGGTGTGGAACCCAACGAACGAGCACGACCCCGTCGACAAGATGTTCCGCGACCCGGAGAACCCGCCCGCTGCTGATGAGCGGCTGGTGCCGGTCAACTTCAGCGACAACCCCTGGTTCAAAGAGACCCCGCTTCAGCGCGAGATGGAGCGCGACAAGACGCGCGACCCCGACCGCTTCCTACACATCTGGCTGGGTGGGTACCTCAAGCGCAGCAAGGCCGCGGTCTTCACTGACTTCCGCATGGTCACCACGGCAACGGCACCCGAAATCCCGCTGCACGCCACACCGCGCCTTGGCGCAGACTGGGGCTTCTCGCCTGACCCCACAGTGCTGGTGCGGTGTTGGGTGCTGACGGCCAGCAAGACCATCTACGTTGACCGTGAGGCCTATCAGTCGGCCTGCGAGATCGAGGACACGCCTGACCTCTTTCGCGAGATCGAGAACAGCGAAAAGTTCCAGATCGTGGCTGACAACTGCCGACCGGAGACCATCAGCTACGTCAAGCGCCACGGCTTCCCGAAGATTGTCCCGGCCGTGAAGGGGCCCAATAGCGTCGAGGAGGGTGTCGAGTTCCTCGTCGGCTACACCATCCTCATTCACGAGTCGTGCGTGAACACCTTTCGCGAAGTGAGCCTCTACAAACGCAAGGTCGACCCGCACACCGGCGAGATCCTGTCCGAGCTCGAGGACAAGGATAACCATGTGATCGACGCACTGCGTTACGCCGTGGAGTCTGACCGCCGCACCCCACCCGTCCGCATCACCCCCAAGGTCACCATCATCCCCACACGCACTGCATGGGCGGGCCGTCGTGCTTGAGCTCGTCTGCCTCGGCGCCTCGGGCCTGATTGCGTTCGTCGTCGCCTTGACGTGGCGCGAGGACTATGCTGCGGCGGTGGCGTGGCCAGACGAGCCAGAGCCCATTCCGCTCCAGCTCACCCATGTTCCAGAGGTACCCGATGGCCCGCCGCTCGAAATCCCAGCGCCACACTGACGTCCACGCCGCAGCCCTCGAGGAGTTCGACCAGATCCAAGCCGAGGTCTACGACGTGCGCCGTGAGTGCCGCGATGACCGGCGCTTCGTCATTGTCACCGGCGCGCAGTGGGAGGACGGGAGCTATGCCGACTTCGGTGAGCGCCCGAAGTTCGAGCTCAACAAGGTCAACGCCTCGTGCATGCGGATCGAGAACGAGTACCGCAACAGCCGGCTGACGGTGAACTTCGCCAGCAAGAGCGGGAAGAACGACGAGATGGCTGACACCCTGTCGAGCCTCTACCGAGCCGACGAGCAGGACAGCAAGGGTGTCCAGGCGTACGACAACGCGCTGGGTGAGGGCGTTCGTGGCGGCATGGGCGCATGGCGGTACCGCGCCAAGAAGCAAAGCAAGTACGGGGACAGCGACGACTACCAGCGCATCTGCATCGAGCCCATTTTTGACGCCGACACCACGGTGTTCTTCGGGCTTGACGGCAGGTTGCAGGACAAGAGTGACGCGCGGACGTGCTTCGTGCTCACGCCATACACCCGCGCGCAGTACAAGCGCGAGTGGGGCGACAAGGCGCCGATCGAGTCGTGGAGCAAGGGCGATTTCGGCTGCACCTACGATTGGGTCACGCCCGACGCCGTCTACGTGGCTGAGTATTACGTTGTCGAGGAGACCAAGGAGAAGCTCTACGTCTACCGCCTCATCGACGGCGAGGAGGAGAGCTACACCAAGGAAGAGCTCGACGACAACGACGGTGAGATGCGCAAGGAGCTCGAGGCCACTGCTGCCCAGCTGATGCGCGAGGAGAAGCGAGGGAAGCGCATTGTGCGCAAGTACATGCTGTCGGGCGCTGGCGTGCTCGACGAGTGCGTCATCCCCGGACCCAACATCCCGATCGTGCCCTACTACGGGAACCGGGCCATCATCGACGGGATCGAGCGCATCGCTGGCCACATCCGCTACGCCCGCGACGCCCAGCGCCTGATGAACATGCAGATCAGCAAGCTGGCTGAGATCGCGGCGCTGGCGCCGGCCGAGGTGCCCATCCTCACTGCCGAGCAGGTGGCCGGTCATGAGCTGTCGTGGTCGACGGCCAACCTCGTCAACGACCCGTACCGTCTCGTCAACGCGATGCTCGACGTCAACGGCAACCCTTCGCCCACCGGGCCGCTGGCGTACACGAAGGCGCCCGACGTCCCGCCTGTCCTCGCTGCGCTGTTCGCAGGCACCGACGCCAGCATGAAGGACATCCTCGGCAACCCGCAGGCTGGCGACATCCTGCAGTCGGGCACGAGCGGGAAGGCCGCCGAGATCCAGCAGGTCCGCCTCGACATGATGTCGTTCATCTACATCAGCAACCTTGGCGTTGCGATGAAGCGGGGCGGCGAGATCTACGAGGGCATGGTGCGTGAGGTCTACGTCGAGGAAGACCGCGAGATGAAGACCGTGGCCGAGGATGGCAAGACCATCGGCACCACCGTCGTCAACACCCGCATGGTTGAGGATGGCAAGCCCGTCATCGCCATGGACCTCGCCAAGGCCGACTACGACGTCATCGTTGACGTTGGCCCCTCGAGCACCAGCAAGCGGGCGACCACGGTGCGCGCCATCATGGGGATGCTGATGATCCCAGGCCTCGACCCTGCGACCGCCGACGTCCTCGTGTCGTTCGCCATGATGAACATGGAGGGCGAAGGCATCAGCGACGTCCGCGACTTCTTCCGCAAGAAGATGGTGCAGATGGGCGTGGTCAAGCCCACCGAGGAAGAGGCCGCTGCGATGGCGCAGGCCGCGAGCCAGCAGAAGGAAGACCCCAACACCGTGCTCGCCAACGCCCTCGCCGAGGAAGCCGTGGCAAAGGCCGCCAGCCAGCGTGCCGACACGGTGGAGACGGCAGCGAACACCGAGTTGCTGCGAGCCAAGACGGAGACCGAGCGCGTGAAGGCGCTGGAGCAGGTGGCGAGGCTCGACATGGAGACGCAGCAGCCTGTTGCGCCGAGCAAGCCGGTGGGGTAGGTCGACGACGGTGTGACAACCAGCCCCGCCCTACATGGTGTAGAGCGGGGTTTTCTTTTGGTCACAGCTTGGCGGTCGCGACGCCAGAGATTCGGAGGGCGGCTTTCTCGAGCCTCTTAAGCCTGCTCTTTTCTCTGTTGCATGTGCGACAGTATCGCTTTCCGTGCTTCGGCCCGAAGGCACATAGGTTCTCACCCGAAAAGGGATGACCTTTTGCGCAGTGGGTTTTCTTCTGGTTGCTATGCCGGCCTTTCCGCATCTTGTCGTCCATGTTGTCCTTCTGTGTGCCAAGGAACAAATGGTCTGGATTGACACACCACGGGTCGTCGTGCTGATGGCAAACGCATATACCGTCCGGGATGGGTCCACGGAACAGGATCCACGCGATCCGATGTGCTGCTCGCGGGAACCCTTCGGCGTCAGCATTCATCTGCCCGTAGCCATGCTCGTCGGCGCCTGCCGTCCAAAGCCAGCAGCCTGAGTTTGGCTCAATGCTGATCTTGTCCAGAAACCGATCTTTGACGCTCTTTTTCATGGCTTTGCTACCGTGACCCCAATTTGCCCTTGGTATTTACCGGGGCCGCCTTCGCGTGTTTCGTAGGTGACGGAGGGCTCTTCGCCTCGCAGAAAGAGGAACTGACAAATCCCTTCGCCAACATAGACGCGGATGGGGATGTCAGTTGTGTTGCTCAGCTCAAGCGTGACATGGCCGTGCCAGCCGGGTTCAAGAGGCGTCACGCCAATGACGAGACCGCAGCGTGCGTAGGTGCTCTTCGCGTGGCAGATGGCGAGCACGTCGCTCGGAATGCGAAAGTACTCCACGGTACGACACAAGACGAAGCCGTGTGCAGGGATGACGAAGTCGCCGTTCAGGTCGCGCTTGTCGGTTGGTCTGAACGACGCGGCAGCATGCTTCGGGTCGATGACGCTGAGGCGGTCCGTGTGTGCGATGCTGAACTCATCCGCCACACGTGCGTCGTAGCCGAAGCTCGACAGCCCGTAGGAGATGACGCGTTTGCCGTCGACCTCGCGCACCTGCTTGATGGCGTAGGGCGTGATCATCTTCTGCTCGTCACACTCGGCGAGGATCTGCTTATCGTTGAGGATGGTCATGGGCATTCCTTCAGTGAGAGGCCAAAGTCAGAGGCGGGCGTGAAGTCGAGGTGAGAAAACCATTGGGGGGCCTCTGGTTTGATTTCCTCCAGCAGTAAGCGAGCAAACACACGGGCCTCACCATCAGCACCCTCGACACCTCGGGCCTCGATGACGTGGCGAATGGCGTAGAGGTTGGCCGTCCAAATGAGCGATGTCTCGAGACCCATTGGCAAGTAGTTGCGCGCCGCACCTCTGGCCTGCTTGCGCGCTTGTACTTTGCTGACACCCTTGTCGACGAGGTGGTCTTGCAGGTGCTCAACAAGCACCTCGTAGGCTCGACGTGAAGACGCCACTGCATCCCCAACGACGGACTCGGCGACCCATGCGTCGACGCTGTTCGCCATGAAGTCAGCAATCAGTGGGTGAACCGCCACGTTGCTGCCGCTCTCATCGACGTAGCGCGTGGAGCGCTGCGATGGTGTCGCCCCGACGTGATGGCGCAACAGCTCACGCACAAAAGCGTTGCTAAAGCCCGAGACACGGAAGGAGTAGTACGCATGGTAGGCGGGGTTGTGGTGGCCGCTCTCAATCAGGTGCTCATGGAAATCGTCCGATGAGCGCCCTCGACCGAAAGAGTCATAACACTCTCGCGCTGCGATCTCGACCAGCTTGGAGCCATCGCTTCCTTGCAGCTGGTCCTCTCGAGGAGCGCCCATGCCTTCGGGCAGGTGAGCAATGGCTGGGCGAACAAACAGCTCAACTCGAAACGTCATCGGGACACCACAGGGCTGGAGAGAAGAACAAGGACCGCCAGCGCAACGCCTACGATCGACGGTGCTCGACGATTGGATGGCAACCAAGGGAACGGCACAGGTCTCCCGTCAACAACGAGCCTGCTGTGCGAGAGGGTGTAGCGCTGGCCGTGGATGGGGTAGGTGACGCCGTTGCGGGTGATGGTGATCATGGGAGCACCCGCAATGCGCACAGCGTCTCGAACGCACCCAGCCACCACGACACGTTGTGCGTCAGCTCGGCGATGTCTTCCATGTCCTCGACAATCTCCACCTCCAACTGCGCGATGCGCTCGTCACGCACCTTCTGCTCGTGGGCTTCGATGACGTCGTCGACGAGGTCTTTGGTGACGACGACGGGAGCAGTGGTTGGCATGCGAGGGAGGACGACACCCTCGTGGCCGCCTGCCTGCCAGAGAATGAGCCGACCATCGAGCGCAGCCTCGGTGTACTCGATGTGGTCCTTGAAGGGGTGGAAGCGGTTGGTGGTCATTGGTTGTCCTCAAACATCACCACCACGTCGACGGTGGCGGGCTTGTCGCCTTTGGCTTGGTAGACGTTCAGGTGCATGTCCAGCGGCGTTTTGATGTCGGGCACCGCCGCGTGGATCTTCTCGGCAATGAACGACTTCAGCTCGTCCGCCGTGAACGTGATCGTGTGCTTCACTGCTTCACCTCATCCGCATCCAAGCGGTCCGCGACGATGGTCAGGATGGCGGCGGACATCGTGAGCCCCTTCGCCTTTGCCCACGTCTTCAATCGTTGGCGCTGCACCGTCGGCCACTCTTGGGCGAGGCGCGAGCTGTCTTTGTCGGTCTGCTTGGGGTTGCTCATCGACCTACCTTTGCAGCCACCAATGCGTAGACGGTGAAGACCACGAACATGACCGCGAGCGAAAACAAGAAGCCACCCCACAACGGGGCGAGCACCCAGACCCACGACCACGTCGCGACAGCGGTCCAGCCACCCAGCTTGAGGACAATGAACACGATGGCCAACAGGCCGAAGAACCCGATGCCGCCGCTTGACGAGGATGACGTTTTACTCATGGTGCTTGCTCCTGCTGCGCTTAACTGCGCCCGCACACCATACATCCGCCACAAACAAAGCACAAGCCCGCAACAATAGCGCTACCGGTCCGTTGTGGTTGACACCGCATTGGACTGCGGCGAAACTGCCGTCCAACGCAACCGCCCTGCGACCACGGGCGAGAAACAAGGACGACATGACCATTGAGGCAGAAGGCAACGAGATCGTTGTTGACGAGACCCCTGCAGCGGACACCGGCGTGGAGCCCCCACCCACCGACGAGGCAGCAGACGAGCCCGACGACGACGTGATCGTAACCATCGGGGAGGCGCCCGCCCCAGAAGCAGAAGAGACCGACGACGTCACCGCGCCCGAATGGGTCAAAAAGGTCAGAGAGCAAAACCGCGCAACAGCTCGTGAGAATCGTGAGCTCAAGCGCCAAGTCGAAGCTCTCACCAAGCCCGCCCCACCCGTGGCGCCAACGCTTGGACCGAAGCCCACGCTGCGCGACGACGACATCGACTACGACGAGGACAAGTACGACCAGAAGCTGGCGGCGTGGAACAAGGCGAAGGCGAAGGCAGACGAGGCCCAAGCCGCTGCGAAGGCAGACGCCGAGAAGGAACACACCGCATGGGCGGCGAAGAACAAGGACTTCACCGAGAAGGCGGCCGCGCTCAAGGCTGCCGATTTCGAGGACGCCCTCGACGCCGTCAAGAGCAACATCGACGTGGTTCGACAGACCGTGTTGCTCAAGGCCGCTACCTCGCCCCACCTCGTCGTGCTGGCCCTTGGTCGACAGCCGGAAGAGCTCAAGAAGCTCGCTGCCATCAAGGACCCGATCGAGTTCGCTGTCGCTGTCTCCAAGCTGGAAGGTCAAATCAAAGTGTCGTCCCGCAAGCCCCCGCCGCCCGAACGAACCCCCTCCGCTGCCGGGCGTGCGCCTGGCGGCACCGACAAAACCCTCGAGGCCCTTGAGCGCGAAGCCGAGAAGAACGGCGGCAACCGCACCAAGATCCTCGAGTACAAAAAGCGCAAATCGCGCGAAGCCGAGAAAAACGGCAAAGGAAAGTAGCCAATGGCCAACAACTTCACGAAGCAGGAAACCGTCGCCTTCGATCGCTGGGTGGAGACTTTCGAGGATGACCTCCTCATGCTCCCGCTCATCGACGTCATGAAGGAAGACCAGACGATGATGGAGCGCAGCGGTGACGTGCTGTGGCTGCCTGTCGACCCCATCGCCGTGTCCTTCGAAGGCAGCGACCAGACGCTGAACTTCCGCCCGCAGACCGAGCTCGCCGTGCCCGTCAGCATCAACCGCTGGCGCTCGGTCCCGCTGACCTTCACCAGCCTTGAGCTGCGTGACGCCATGCAGCAGAACAAGTTCGCGTACGCCGCGAAGGAAAAGCTCGGCAGCGACATCAACAACGCCGTCGTGAACGTCATCGCAAACCAAGGCTCGCTGACCGTCAAGCGCAGCGGTCCCGCGACCGGCTACGACGACATCGCGCAGGCGCAGGCGCTGATGACCGAGCAGGGCATCGGCATGGGTGACCGTGTCTTCGCAGCCAACCCCCGCGACTACAACGGCATGGTCGGCAACCTCGCCGGCAGCGCGCTCAACTCGGGCCGCAGCTACGACAACGACGTCAGCGTGCGCGCCCTGCGTGATGCCTACCTTGGGCAGATCGCTGGCTTCGGCACCTACAACACCGGCTACACCACCCGTCTCACGGCGGCCCTCGGTGGCGGTGGCATCACCATCAACACGCTCGCTGCGGGCCCGAACCGCTACGACCCCAAGTCGATGTCCAACAGCGTGACCGGCGAAGGCTCGCCCGTCGACAACCGCTTCCAGGTTGTCACAGTCAGCAGCACGACCAACGTCAAGGCTGGCGACCGCTTCACCATCGCTGGTGTCGAGGCCGACAACCACATGACCAAGGACGCGACGGGTCAGCTCAAGACCTTCGTCGTGGCGCGCATCGAGAGCGGCACCACGATGACGATCTCGCCGCCGATCATCCCGGCCGACGGCACGACCACCGCGCAGCTCCAGTACGCCAACGTCGTCATCTCGGCGCCGTCCGCGACTGCCGCCATCGTGTGGCTCAACACCGTCACCGCCGCCACCAACCTCTTCTGGAAGAAGGGCGCGATCAAGCTCGTCCCCGGTCGTCCCGAGGTTCCGTCTGGTGAAGGCGTGTCGTTCGCTCGCTACGACGTGCAGGGCATCCCCCTGACGATGACGAAGTGGTTCGACGGCAAGGTCATGAAGGAGTTCCTGCGCTTCGACGTGTACTTCGGCGTGACCAACATTCAGCCCGAGATGTCGGGTGTGATGCTGTTCAACCAGACCTGATCTCCCTCGTGGCGCTGGCTCCAAGGTCAGCGCCACGTTCCTCTTCATCTCGTCATCCTCAGAGGTCCACATGTCCCGTCTCATCGCTCAGTTCGGCGGCCCCATCGACGTCGACGTCCCCGTCGGTGCTTCGCTCGCCGTCTCCTCGCAGGGCTCGTTTCAGGTCTCGGTGCGCGCGTCGTTTCCCAACGGCCCCGACCGCTACAGCGTCGTCAACGACTCCGGCAACGGTCAGTCGCAGTACGTCTCTCCCGTCGCCACAGCCACCACCCGCTACCGCATCGAAATGGGCGGCGAGGTCGGCTTCTACGAGGTGGGCGCTGGCCCTGCCAACGTGAAGCAGAACCGTCTGCAGTCGCCGGTTCAGGCCGCTCCTGTCGCGCTCAATGCGACTGGTGCGATCACGTCTGCGGCCATCCTCGGCGGTATCGTCACGTCAACGACCGCTGCCGCTGTGGCTGGCACGCTGCCCACCGGCACCGTTCTGGACGCGGCCGACACGTTCGACATCAACGACAGCATCGAGTGGAGTGTCATCGCCACCGGTGCCAATGCGTTCACCGTCACCGCTGCGGCTGGCCACACGATCGTCGGCAACGCGGTTGTCGCGACGACGACCTCGGGCAACTTCCGCACGGTCAAGACGGCGGCGAACACGTTCGTCACCTACCGCATCAGCTGACATCTGATGCACTGAGCCCCGCCGTCGTGGCGGGGCTTTCTTTCTATCCACGGAGGTCATCATGTCTCGCAAGAAGAAGCTCCCCGCCGACCAGAAGTACCCGTCCATCGTCTACAAGGACGGTGGTCCCCACGCTGGCCCCGAAGGCCACACCTACGACTTCCGCCCCGTCCACACCGAGGACGAGCTGCGCCATTTGCTCGACAGCGGTTGGTCGCTCTCGCTCGCCGAAGCCTGTGGCCTCGCCGAATCCGAGTACGACGACGGCGAGGTCGCCGACAGCGTCGTGCAGCCTGACCCCGATGGCCGCGCCGAAAGCCCCGCTGCTGGCCGCGTGTTCGAAGGTGGCAGCATCGCCGCTGACGCCCCGTTGACCCGCAAGGAGCTCGAGGCCAAGGCCAAGGAGCTGGGCATCGAAGTGACCAAGGGCATGGCTCACGGCCTGCTCGAGCAGAAGATCGTCGAAGCGCTCAACATCGCTGAAGCCGGTCGCGTAACCGGCGCCAGCAAGAAGGTCTGACCCATGCCGTGGACGCGCCGACAGCTCATCACCGCCGCGCTCGAAGAGATCGGCATCGGGAGCGACTTCGACATCGCCCCCGAGATGTTCGAGTCGGCGCGTGTCCGGCTGGATGCAATGATGGCCGAGTGGAACGGGCGAGGCTTGCGTCTCGCCTACCCCCTCGAGAGCAGCCCCACGAGCGGTGACCTCGACGACGTGACGCCTGTCCCCGACAGCGCGGTGCAGGCTATCTACACGAACCTCGCCATCATCCTCGCGCCCGGCTATGGACGCACCCCTTCGCCCGACACCAAGGCCACTGCCAAGCGCTCGCTGTCGACGATCGAGAATCGTTCAGCGAAGCCCACCCCGATGCAGTATCCGTCGACGTTGCCTGTTGGTGCAGGCAACCGGTGGCGTGGCCGCTACCGCAACTTCTACCCCCGCCCGCTCGACCCGGTGCTTGCCGGTCCCGATGGCCCCATCACGTTCGACTGACGAGGACACGCAATGCCGACGATCGACCAACTTTCCTCGACCTCGACCGTCAACGCAGGCGACAAGGTCCCCGTCTACGTGCAGAGCAATGGCGACGCGCGCTCGGCGACGATGCAGGTGCTGCTCGACTTCGTCGAAGCCAACTTCGCGAGCCCCGACTACGTCACGCAGATCTTCGCCCCGTCGGTGTCGGGCACGTCGATCCAGTTCGCCCCGCAGACCGCGAACCTGTGGGCCATCATCAACCCGACGGGTGCATTCGCCGCGCTGACGTTGGTGCTCCCCCCGTCGGTCGGCGCGCTCTACGCCGATGGCTCGCAGATCCTCGTGACGTCGACGAACAGCGTCACCACGCTGACCATCAACGGCAACGGCGCGACGATCGTCGGCGCGCCCACGGCGCTCGGTGTCGGCGGGTTCTTCACGCTGCGGTTCAACAAGCTGCAGAACACGTGGTACGCCGTCAGCCAGAGTCTTGGCGCCATCTCGTCGGTGTTGTCGACCATCACGTTGACGAGCGGCACCGGCACAATCAAGGACATCAACGCGCAGACCATCCTTGAGCTGACCCCCAACTACGCCGGCGTGACGGCAGGCAACTACGTTCGCATCTCCAATCGCAGCACTGGCGGACCTCCGCAGGTTCTGGCGCAGGGCATCGACGCCAACATCAACCTTGTGGTCTCGGCCAAGGGCACCGGTATCGTCGAGATCGACGACGGGGCGACAGTCGGTGGTAGCCCCATTATTTCGCAGATTGCACTCAACAGCGGCGTATCCATCGCCACCATCACCGGCACGCGAACGCAGGTGTTAGCGGCCCTCGCCTCCGCTGGCTCGCCACAGGGCTTTCGCGCCTTCGTGAACGACAGCACCATTGCGGCAACCGGCAACTTTGCCGCGACTTTTGCCGGTGGCGGCGCCAACCTCGTCCCCGTCTACTTCGACGGCGGCAACCTGCGGATCGGCTGATGGTGCAGGTACCGATCCTCAGCGGTATTTTCACATCCAACGGTCCCGACATGCGGATCGCGTACCCCGTCAACATGGTCCCTGTGCCTGCCGACAGCGGCATCTCCAAAGGCTACCTGCGCCCTGCTGACGGGATTGTCGGGCAGGGTGAAGGCACGGGCGTTGCGCGCGGCGGCATCGAGTGGCGGGGCATCCTGTATCGCGTGATGGGGTCGTCCCTCGTCAGCGTCGACGTCAACGGTGTGGTCTCGTCCGTCATCGGCGACGTCGGCGACAACGGGGTGCCGGTCTCGTTCTCGTACGGGTTCGACCGCCTTGCCATCGCGAGCAACGGGACGCTCTACTACCTCACCGACGCCAACGTCTTTCTGACGGTGACCGACCCGAACGCTGGTGTCGTCCTCGACGTTCAGTGGATCGATGGGTACTTCGCCGTCACCGATGGCGAGTTCGTGGCGTTCTCCGACATCAACGACCCGATGTCGTTCGACCCGTTCAAGTACGTCAGCAGCGAGTCTGACCCTGACCCCGTCGTGGCACTGGCTCGCCTCCGCAACGAACTGCTCGCCGTCAACCGCAACAGCATCGAGACGCTGGCCAACGTCGGCGGGAGCGGGGCACCGTTCGCCCGCATCGCTGGTGCGAAGATCACCAAGGGCGCCATTGGCAAGGACGCCTGCTGCATCTTCCTCGAGACGCTGGCCTTCGTGGGCAGTGGCTACAACGAGGCACCGGGCGTCTACCTCGGAGTGAACGCGCAGGCCCAGAAGATCTCCACCGTCGAAGTGGATCGCGTGTTGGCGTCGTTCACGGAAGACGAGCTGTCGCAGGTCGTCGTCGAGACTCGCAACGACAACGCACACCAGCATCTCTACATCCACCTGCTGGACCGCACCCTCGTCTACGATGCGGCCGCGTCACAGGCTCTCGGCGCGCAGGTATGGTTCACCCTGGTGTCGACCCTCGAGGGGATGAGCATCTACCGTGCGCGCTTCTTCGTGTGGTGCTTCGATCGGTGGAACAGCGCTGACCCGACGTCGTTCGTCGTCGGGTACCTCACGCAGTCCGTGTCGTCCCACTACGGTCAGCCGGTGCGGTGGGAGTTTGGCACGAGCATCATCTACAACGACGGACGCGGTGCGGTCATCTCCGAGCTCGAGCTCGTTGGACTCACTGGCCGCGTGCTGCTCGGCAAGGACCCTGTCATCTCGACGAGCTACTCCCTCGACGGAATGGAGTGGAGCCTCGAGAAGAGCATCCCAGCTGGCAAGATCGGCCAGCGTCAGAAGCGGCTCGTGTGGTTCAAGCAGGGGAGCATGTTGCACTGGCGCATCCAGCGTTTTCGCGGGACGTCTGACGCGCACATCTCGTTCACCCGCCTCGAGGCTCAAATCACCGGGAGTGCATTCTGATGGCCATCCAAAGACTGCAGCTCACGCGCAACCAGCTCGCCGTCATCGCGCACACCGATGCCGAGTCGATCCGTCAGCTGGAACTGTTGTTCTCGGCGGTGACGCTGCTCATTGCGCCGGCATCTGCGTCACAGGCTGCCGACGACGCGCTTGCGACCCCCATCACGCTGGCGGTTGCTGTTGAGGCCGGCGTTTACGAGGTGCGGTCGACCATCATGGTGGATACAGGTGCAGCCGGCGATGTGCGCATCACGACTGCCAACACTGCTGTCGTCGTCGACACGCTGATGGCGATCAGGGTCGACGACAAAGTCATACCCGTATACTGGTACTCGCAGCTCATCTCATCGTCGTCGGAGATCACTGTCGACTCATCAAGCGCGCAGGCTCTGGTTGAGACCACGGCCCTCATCACAGTGACGAAGGCTGGTTCTTTGGGGTTCAAGATCGAAAATGTCGGCGGCCCAACTGCCTTGCTTCTGGGCGGGTCGTTTGTCTCTGTTCGCAAGGTGGGTTGATGCTCGTACCCATCTCGCAATCGCTGTCGTTGCTGGCCCAAGAGGTGCCTTGCCCCGTCGTGCACCGCTTCGGGCCCGGTGTGTACATGCGTGAGGTGTCGATGCCGGCTGGCGCGCTGGTCGTCGGGCGTCGACACCGTGGCGAGCACCTCAACCTCATGCTGTCAGGCATCCTCGACCTCGTCGATGAAGCTGGCAACGTCATCCGCACTGTCGTTGCCCCGCAGACTTTCACCGCCCCACCCGGCCGCAAGATCGCGCGCATCGTCGCCGACACGGTGTGGTTGAACATCTACGCCACCGAAGAGCGCGACATCGACAAGCTGGAGGCGCTGCTATTTGACGACGACGAGATGGATGCGCGGCAGGAGAGTGTGCAGGCGTTGCATGCGGCGTTGCGCCAACCAGAGCGCGACGACTACGTGGCCTTCTGTGCCGACTACGAGCGCGCCACGGGCTGTGATGCCGCGTTCATCCGTGAGGTGTCGGAGGCAGACGTCGATCTCGTCGACTTCCCACCTGCCGATGCCGTGCGCGTGACCGTCCGGTCATCCCCGATCGAGGGGCGCGGGCTGTTCCTTACGGCCCCTGCCGAGGCTGGAGAGGTGCTGTGCGCCGCTCGCCTTGACGACAGGCGCACTCCTGCCGGCCGCTACACGAACCACAGCCACAATCCGAATGCCCGCTTTGCGTTGCTTGCCAACGGTGATATGGACCTCGTTGCTTTGAGGGCCATCGCCGGCTGTGTCGGTGGCAGCCGAGGCGAGGAAATCACCGTCGACTACCGCCAAGCCGTGGCGTTGTCCGGTGTCCACGTACCTCGAGGTGACTCATGAGCGGTGTTGGTGTTTCAGTTGCTGTTGGTGCCGGTGCTCTGCTCTCGGCGGGTGCGGGCATTGCTGGTGCCGCCATTGAGGCCAACAGCGCCGAGCAGGGTCGCCAGGCATTCGCCGAACAGGCCGCGCTCGACCGGCAGCAGCAGCAGTCTGCTGTGGATCAGGCGCGCGCCGACAACTCCCCCTACGCACAGGCGGGTCTTGGTGGCCTCGGTGGCTTGGGCCAGTACCAGCAGGCCGGCACTGACGCGCTCGGGATGCAGCGTGCCCTTGCTGGCCTCGACGGCCCCGAGGCGCAGAAGGCCGCGCAGGACCAGCTCGCGAACTCGCCTGCCTTCGCTGAGATGTACAAGCAGGCTGAGACCGCGCTGCTCCAGAACCAGTCAGCGACGGGTGGGCTTCGTGGCGGCGACACGCAGGGCGCGCTTGCCCAGCTGCGCCCTGCCATCCTCAACCAGCTGATCAACGACCAGTACGGCAGGCTCGGTGGGCTCGCAGGGGCCGGTCAGAGCGCTGCTGGCGGCATTGCCCAGCTCGGGCAGGGTGCTGCTGCTGGACAGGCCGCTACGTCGATTCAAGGCGCCGGCATGATGAGCAACACCCTTGGCCAGCTCGGTGCCAGCAACGCCAACAGCTACATCGCGCAGGGTCGCGCGTGGAACCAAGGCCTGCAGTCTGCAGCTGGCTCCATCAACAAGGGTATTGGCACCATCGCGGGCGGCTTCTGATGGCAATCCCCGACTACTCCCTCGGCATGGTGCCGCCCTCACAAGTCAGCGACCAGTTCTCACAGGGCCTGCAGGACGGCATAGGTCTGCGTCAAGCAGCGGACACGAGGGCCGCCAGTGCGCGTCTCATCGCTACGCAGGACGCCGCCTCCAAGCTCGCGGCGCAGAAGGCAGCAGAGGAAGCGGCAGCTCGTGCACAGCAGCAGGCTGACTTCATCGAAGCGGCGAAGAGCCCGACGGCACAGAAGACGGCAGCCCTCATCGTCAAGTACCCGTCGATGGCTGATGGGTTGACGAAGGCGTACACCGCACTCAACGACCAAGAGAAGCAGTCATACCAGTCGCTCGCCCAGCGCGCGCATGCCGCACAGCTCTCTGGCCACCCCGAGACTGCCGCGAAGATCCTTCGCGAGGCTGCTGTCGGGTACGAAAACAGCGGGATGCCTGACCGCGCCAAAGCACTCGAGGACACAGCGAAGAACGTCGAGGCCAACAAGGACGTCGCGACGTTGACTCTTGGCGGCTTCCTCGCGTCGACGATGGGGCCTGAGAACTACTCGAAGACGTACGAGACGTCGTCGACCATCGCTGCGACCTCTGACGAGGCGAAAGCGAAGGCGTCGAAGGCTGCGACGGATGCCCGCTTTGCCAACGACAAGGCGCTCGCTGACCTCGGGTACACCAAGGCGCAGACGAACCGCCTCTACGCGCAGACGAAAAACGATGCTGACCGCCTTGCCCTCGACCGCGAAAAGATGGTTGCCGACCAACTGGCACGCGCGTCCGAGCTCGAGGCGACAGTCGGCAAGCTGCCTGACGCCGTGCGCAAAGATGCCGATGCCGCCATTCGTGATGGCGTCGCTGCGAAGCTACAGGCGCAGTCCGCTGAAGACCTCGCAAAGAAGTTTCGCGACTACGACCGCACCGGCAACCTTTCGTCGTCTGGCGCGCGTGCTTGGTTTCAAGAGGGCGTGAAGGCGTTCACCGGCTTCGAGGACGACGTTTCTGCCATGCGCAAGCAGCATAAGGCGCTGACGGCGACTCTCGTCACGGCGAACCTTCCTCCCGGCGCCGCAAGCGACACCGACATCGCCCTCGTCAAAGGCGGCATCCCGAGCGAGAACGCAGCGCCGTCAGCCATTGCCGGCTTTCTCGAGGCGTCGGCCCGTGTACAGCGCGCCGTCGAGAAACAGAAGCGTGTCGAGTCGGAGTACCTCTACAAGAATCAGGGGCTCGGCCCTGCTCGCGGCGACATGCTCATCAACGGTGTGCCGGTTCGTGCCGGTGAGACCTTCGAGCAGGCCAGCGAGCGTGCGACCGTTGCCGCGAAGACTACCGCCCCTGAAGCCCGTGCCGCTGCTGCCAACGCCATCACCGACGGGTTCAACCAGTGAGCAAGCCGACGCAAGAAGACATCGAACTGGCCAAGGCGACCGAGAAGCAGCTTGACCTGCCCGACGGTGCCCTTGTTGGCTTCGTCGCGGAAGGCGGCAAACTCGATGGACGTGCGCGCGCCAAGGTCCGTGAGGCGTACGGCATCGATGCGAAGCTGAATCGCCGCAACACCATCGAAGCCACCGGCCTCGCGCTGCAGGATGCGCTCTCCGACAACGCCGGCGATGCATCCAAGGCCATTGCCGAGTTGCACAGCGGCGCTGACCGAGCGAAGTGGAACAAGGCCACGACGACGTTCGCCTCTCGCGCCCTCGGCACGCGCGCGGCTGATGGCAGCTACCTCGGCAATCGTCCAGTAGCGCCTGCTGCTGCCCCGCAGATGACCGGCCAGCGCAGCGCCTCAGGCACGTCGATGACGCGCCCTGTGGGCAATCGTAGCGCGTCCGGCATGACTGACCCGCGGGCGCCAGCGCAGCCGACTCCTGCCGTACCCTCGACCGACTACGGGACAGAGCAGAGCGTCGAGCCAGAGCAGACGATGGCCTCGCCCGACACAGCCCAGCCTGTGGCGGCAGGTGAGTCCGCGGCGATGGCGACCATGACGTCGCCGACGCCGGGTCCCGTCGCGTCTCCTGCCTCGGCTGGCGAGCCCGAGGGTCCTGTCGCGGCCGGGCCCAAGACGCTCGCCGCGTACGCCGATGGCACGATGCCAGAAGAGCAGCGCCGCAAGTTTGAGCAGTACGTGAAGGATGGCGGGGTCACCGTCCCCGATGGCTTCAAACTGGGCGAGACTGCTGCACCGACGACGCTTGACCGCGCCATCTCGGCGCCGGGACGTGCATTGGACGCCGTTGGCAACGCGATCACCGGCAACGACCGCAAGACACCCGAGACGCAAGCCGCTGAGGACTGGTCGAAGATTCCCGAGTGGGAAGACCTGTCCACGCTGACGAACGTCGCTGCGTTGTCAGCGAACCCGAAGGAAGCGCTGCAGGTCCTCTCGGCAAACATCCCGGGCGTCAAAGTCCGCACCGACGAGAAGGGCAATCTTTTTGCCTTCTCGCCCAAGGCCGGCAAGGAGTTCGTCGTCACGCCGGGTTTGACCGCCAGCGATGTCCCGCGCTTTGGCGTGAACGCGTTGTGGGCGCTGGCGTCTGGTGGTGGGAGCGTCGCTGCACAGGTTGGCAAGGGCGCTGCCACGCAAGCTCTCGTGGAGGGCGGGCAGTCTGTGGCCGGTGGCTCGTTTGATCCCGGGGATATCGCCCTCGCTGGCGCCGCTCCTCTCGCTGCCCCTATTCTCGGCGCGGCCGCACGCGGCAGCCGTGGTGCTGCCAACGCCCTGCTCGACGCCGTCCCCGGCTCGACGACCCGCCAGCTGGCTGGCGCCGCAACCGATGCCGCCTCAACCATCGTCGACGACCCTGCCGCTGCTGCCGTGCGCGCAGCCGCCGCCCCTGTCGATGACGTGACGAAGGTTGTCCCGCCACCCGTTGGCGCTGTCGACGACGTCACCAAGGTGGTGCCTCCGCCTGCGAGTGCTGCGGCACCATCGGTTGCTCCAGCTGCTGCAGCTCCTGCTGCGGCCCCTGCCGTTGACCTGCCTGCACTCTTCAAGGCGGCGGGCGGCACCGGTGAAGCGGCTGAGGCTGCCAAGCGCGCCCTTGCTCAACAGCTTGAGGTCAACCCGGCTGCCGTGGCGGCGGCTGAGCGACTTGGGCTCGAGCTGCCCGTCGACGTGCTGGCCGACAGCAAGCAGATGCAGTCCATCATCGGGTCGCTGCGCAGCAAGTCTGGCACGGCTGCCGAGACCGCGTTCGCCGACAGCATGGAAGCTGCGGTCAAGCAGACTGATGACCTCGTGCGCGAGCTCGGTGGCGATGCATCACCCGGCGCCATCTCTGACCGCGTGCTCTCGTCGCTCCAGTCGACGCAGGGTGAGCTCAAGGCGCAGGCGTCGAAGCTGTACCAGAAGGTCGACGAGGCCATCAAACCAGCGTCCCCCGTCCGGCTCGACAAGGTGAGCGCGGCGCTGCAGGAGCGCGTGACCGACCTTGGCGGCGACGTATCCCTGCTCAACCCCATTGAGCAGAAGCTGCTGAAGCTGGCGACGAACCCGAAGGCCACCTACGAGGCTATGCGTGAGCAAAAGGCGCTCATCGGCAAGGCGCTTGCTCGCCAAGAGTCTCCGTATGCGTCGATGGACGATCGCATCCTCAAGCGTCTCTATGGGGCGATGGCTGACGACCAGCTGGCCAACATCGAGCGCCTCGGTGGCGCCGAGCTCCGCCAACAGGCCCGACTCGCCAACCAGCTGACAGCCAAGCAGAAGGGCCTCGAGGAGCGCATCGTCAAGACCTTCGGCAAAGAGGGCGACGGTAGCGTCGCTGCCCTCATGCAGAACGCCATTCGTGGGGCGAGCAAGGGCGACGTCAAGCGGCTGAACCAGCTGCTCAAGGTCGTGCCGAAGGAGATGCAGGGCGATGTCATCATGACCGCCCTGTCGTCGATGTCGCGCGCCACTCGTGGGGCGGCTGGCGGTGAAGCTGGCTTCGGGTTTGCCGAGTTCTCCAAGCTGTACCAGGGGCTCCGTGCGCCCGGCAACGAGGCCATCTACAAGACCGTCGACCAGGCCCTCGGGCCGAAGCGCGCGGCTGTGCTTCGTGACGTGTACGAGATCAGCAAGCGCATCACGCAGGCCCGCGCCAACGTGAAGACGACCGGCAAGGCAAATCAAGACTTCCTCGATAACCTCGCCGCTGAGAACCTCGTGGGCGCGGTCATCAACGGGCCTCTTGGCCAGCGCGCTGCTCGAGCTGTCGGTGTCGCTGGCGGTGCTGCTGTTGGCGGCCCTGCTGGCGCCGCTGTTGGCGGCGAGGTTGCGGCCAGCATCCTGTCGAAGATCGCAGGCGGCGGGGAGGAGCAGATCGCCAAGGCTGGCCAGCTGCTGGTGTCCCCCGAGTTCAAGACGCTGGCTGTCGAGCTCGCCACCAAAGCCGCGCCCTCGAAAGAGGTTGTCCGCGCTGTCATCGCATCCAAGCCCTTCCGCGATTGGGCAAAGGCTGCCATGCTGTCGCGCGAGCCCAAGGCGCTGGAGCAGTGGGTCATGGCAGCGATTCAAGGGGCTCGAGGTCCGACGACCGAAGCCGTCACCAGAGAGGCCCGCTGAATGGCTACCGTCGCTGTCCTCCCACCCTTCCCGACCCTCTTCGACAACGCAGGCAAGCCCCTCGACGCTGGCTTCGTCTACGTCGGCGAGGAAAATCAGGACCCCGTCGCGAATCCCATCGCCATCTTCTGGGATGCGGCGATGACGATCCCTGCGCCGAATCCCTTCCGCACGACGGCAGGGTTCTACTCGCGCAGTGGCTCGCCGGGCAACATCTTCGCCGCCGACAACTACTCGATGCGCGTCTGCGACAAGGGCAACACGCAGCTCTACGTGATCCCGTCGTCGGCGCGCGTGGGCCTCGGCGACATCGTGCTGTCGTCGGGTGAGCGGCTCATCGCTGAAGCCAACTCGCTGATCGAAGTGCAGGACGGCGCCAGCGTCTTCATCGGCACAAACGACGGGCTTGGCGTCAACGTTGCCATCGCCGACAACGCGCGGTTTATTGGGAACATTGTCCCCGCGGCTGACGGCACTCAAAGTGTCGGCATCCCCGGTAATCGGGTTGACGTCTTCGCCGATGTGCTTGACGCGACGACTGCAAACGTCAGCGGAACCCTGACAGCCGGCAGTGTGCGCGGCGCCATTGTCGCCGGCTCGTCGACAGACAAGTCACCAGACAGCGATCTCGCACTTGCATCACTCAACCTCAACAAATGCATTCTTGCGTCAGGTTTTCTCAATAGCGGAGTAATCGGCAACGAGTTCAATGTTGCCTCAGTCGCCACCATCGGCACAGGTCAATGGGAGGCCACGCTAAACCGCGCTGTTCCGGATGGATGCGCAGTGATCGTCACCGGAACCGGTGGTGGGTCTAGCAACTTGGTCCCAACTGTAGGCTGGGGCGATGTCTCTCCCGGAACCTCTGGTCTTATTGTCCGACTGAGGCTTGCGACTCTTACTGCCGGTTCCTTTCCAATCTACTCTTTCGTCAACGACGACCTTTCTTTCGCAGTAGTTGGGCCACCCCGCGTTCTTCCTTGAGGTCTCACCATGTCCGTCATCAACCGCACCGGCACCCCGCTCCTTGAAGGCCTCCCGCTCCCGACGACGTTGTCGATTGGGACGACTGCAACCATCATCCCGCTCCCCCGCAACGGGTCAACGGGTGCTGTGCTCGTCAAGCTGGTCAACATGTCGACGTCAGCCAGTATCGCGTGGACGCTGGTGCCCATCGGTGCTGCGCCCCCGAGCATCACAGCGACAGGCTTGACCACCGATGGCAGCGTCATGCTGCCCGGCGACAAGGAGTTTTTCGGCCTCAACACCGTTGGCCGTGACCTCTACGTCGTCGCCAGCGCTGCGGCCACCGCCGTCAACATCACGCCATTCACGTTCGTGGAGAGCTGATGCGCTCATCGTGGGCACGTCAAAAAAGCCTGTGGAGAGGCGGAGAGAGGCGGCGTGCCTCCACTCCTCCAGCCAACCCCATCCCCGACGCGGCGAACCTGCGCGCGTACATGGAAGGCGACAACCTCGACGGGGCAAACAACAGCACGCTCCTCGACGGCGACGCCATGGCCAGCGTCGTCAACCTCGGGACACTCGGGGGCACGTTCACGCAGGGCACGCTCGCCAACCGGCCGCTGTTCTCGTTGACGGCGGGGCCGAGCGGCACGAAGCCGGCGTTGACCTTCGATGGAACCGACTCCCTCGTCTCGTCGGTGGCGGCTGCCTCGTGGGCCTTCCTGCACGATGGGACTGGCGCCACCATCTATGCGCTGGTGAAGACCTCGGCCAGCGCCGAGGGTACGCTCGTCGCGACGTCGACGGGCGGCGGTGCGAGCATCGGCGTCATCCACCGGTACAGCGCCGGGTTCGCCGTCAGCTACGCGATGAACGACGGGGTCAGCTTCAAGCTGCTGGCCACTGCGCCCGCTGCATCGGTGACCAACGGCAGCTTCGACATGTCGACGTCGACGATGGCTGTCGCGGACACGCCGGATCTCTCGCTGTACGCGAACGGGGTCTCGGTGGTGACGGCCAACAGCGGCGGATTCACTGCCGCAGCGCCGGCCGGTTCGTTGGCCATCGGTACGCGCGCTGGCGGGACCATCGGCGTCATCGGCTCCTACCGCCGCCTCATGGTCTACGGTGTCTCGCACACGCCCGCGCAGGTCGCCGCCGTCCTCGCCTACATGCAAACCCTCGACGCCGTCATCTACCCTGCCCCCTGACCCGAAAGACCATCATGGCCGTCTCGACTGACCTCCCGAATCGCAACATCTCTGTCCCGTGGGTGCTCGCGGGCTTGCTCGCCGCCATGGGCCTTGTCGCGGCCATCGCCTACGCCGTCACCAACAGCGGGCGCACCTCGGCGCAGGTCACCGAGGAGTGGCGGCAGGAGGTCATCGACGGCAGCTCGATGCTGCGGCAGGTCGGCTTCAACCTGTCAGCGGCGACAGCGTACGTCGTCACGCAGACCGGCATGACCAACGCCGAGGCCTCCCCGCTCGTCTCGCAGTCGTTCGGCGCTGGCCGCGACCCTCTGGCGCGCAACACCGAGCCGATCTCGTATCTGGCGGCAACCGGCGCAACAGCGGCGTGGACGAGGCAGGCGGAGAATGCGTGCATCCCGCTGCTCTTTCGTGGGCCGGCGACTGCGACGTACACGCAGTGCATGACCGACAACAACGTCGTCGGTGGCATCCCGCAGTGCTCGATCGCGACCAACCTCCGCACCGGCCACTTGCAGCGCATCACCGTAACTGCGACGTCGGGCGAGCGGGCCTACTACATGGAGGCCAACAGCCCCGTCGCCGGCCTCGTCACCATCCCGCGCGCCAACGAAGCCGCGGCACAGGCGACGCTCGGTTGGCAGTCGTGCCCGTGGAATGCCGGCGAGCCCGGTGACCCGTACATGCCGCAGCTGACGAACAACGCGCCCTCGTACCTGCTGCTCGTTGCAACCATCACCGGCACCATCTCGCAGGCACCAGGTGGGTTGTCGTTCGACATGCAGCCGGCTGGCGTGCTCGGCACCTGCGTCGTTGTCGGGGGCAACTACACCTGCGTCGTCACCCGCCCCGGTGGCAGCTCGAAGAACCAGACCCTCACGCTCACCGCCACTGGCGTCGACGCTGACGGCAACGCGGGCGCCACCTCGCTCATCATCCCGCTGGTGTACCCATGAGCCGGTGGGCTTGGTGTCTCTCCATCGGCTTGGTTGTTGGCGCTGGCTTGGTGTTTCTCACCTCCTGTGCCCCCGCTGTCGAACTTTACGACTGCGCCGACGATGGCGTTGACGAGGCGCTGGCCGAGGCCTGCGAGCGTGACGAGGTCAACTGCGAAATCGCCACCCGTCTCGACGTGTTCTGCCGCCCCGACATCGATACCTTTTCACGGTGCGGCCGCTCACCTGCCGACGACATCGAAGCCTGCACGGCGCAGATCGGCACCTCGCCCATCCCCGGCTACCGCGCACGCATGTTCGTCCTCGACGGCGTGAGCGTTGCGGCTGCCATTGACCACGAGTCTCGTCACTGGCCGCTGTGGGACGACCTCGACACGAACGCCTGCGAAACACACGACCCAGCCTGTGGCTGGATTGAGGACTGACATGCCCCCTTGGATTCTCGCCGCCATCCCTGTTGCCCTCGGCGCCCTCTCGGCGCTGATTGCCCTCGCCGCCCTAACCGGCCCGTTCCTCGTCCCGTTGTGGGCGAAGACGGTCGCCAAAAAGGACCGCGAGAAGATCCTCGCCGCCGCAAAGGGCGCCTACAACCCCGTCAAGCTGTTCGTGGCGATGACCCCGACCACGCTCGACAACGACCTCCCGCGCCTGCTTCAGATCTTCATCGACGGCGTCACCGCGTCGCTGCTCGAAGAAGTCGGCCCGAAGCTCGTCAAGGAGAACCCCGTCTACATCGCCAAGGTGGTTGAATCGATGGTGTCCAAAGACATCCTCGACAAGACGCTGAACGTGAAGGGCATCAGCCTCAAGGCGCCGTTTTCGAACGCCAACGTCCTCGGCAGCATGGGCCCCGTCGCCCGTCCGCGAGCCAGCGAATGACCCCGCTGCAGTGGTTGCAGGCCATCGCCGTCCTTGTCGCCATTGCAGCGTCCTGCATCGCCGTGGCGCGCACTGTCTTCGTCACCGAGGTCAAGGTTGCTGCCTTGGCTGAGGCAGTGAAGGAGGTTCGCACGAAGGCGGACGGCACCGACAAGGAGGTCACCGGTCCCCACAACATGCGCGCCGTGAAGCTCGAGGGACAGGTCGCCAACGTCGAGGGAAAGCTTGATGGCCACATCACCGACTTCAAGGCGTTCCTTGCCGAGTACCGCAGCGATCAGAAGGGCAAACGCTCATGAGCGAACCAATCCACCCACAAATGGCCATCGCCCTGCGCGCAGCCATCGACAACGCCGAAGCAAACGCCACGACGGAAGATCTTCGCCGGCAGGCTCGCTACTTTCAGCTGCTGGCCAGCGGGCTTTCTGACTACGAGGCTCGCGGCGAAGCCTATGGAGACGAGCCATGACCATCAGCCAAGCGAAGCAGAACGCCGTCCTTGCCTCGCTGCATCCCGAGCTGGCCGCTCGCATGGAGCGCGTCCTCAAGGCGTGTGGCGGGCGTCTGGTGATGCTGTCGGGGCATCGTCCGCCAGCCGATCAAGCGCGGCTCTATGAGAAGGGCCGGCGCGTCGTGTGGTCGGCTGACTGGCGCGTGATGTCCGAGGCCGTCACCGACCGCTCGAAGATCGTCACCAACGCCGTCCCGATGTCGTCGGCCCACAACTACAGCCCCTCGCGCGCCGTCGACTGCGTGCTCGATGTCGACAAGGTCCACGTCACCGAGCGCGAGGGCGTCAAAGACATGTGGTGCACGTCGACGGATGAGGCGAAGAAGGCGTGGGCCGACTACGGCGAGGCGGTCAAAGCCGAGGGCCTCGTGTGGGGTGGCAGCTGGCGGATGCGCGACCTTCCACACGCGCAGTTGGTTGACTTTCGCAGCAAGCAGTGGGATGCCTAGCTTGCGCCAACGGCCAAGCTAAACCGGTCGCAAGACGCTTGGTTAGGGTCAAGGGTTGGAAGAGAACCGCACAGCAATGTGCGGTTTTTCTTTTGCCCTGATCCGGCATCGCAAAGCCACGTGGCAACTATTTTCAAGAAACATCACCTGCGCACTTGATCTCCTGCGCAATTGCGCCGATAGTGGGCTCACACAAGGAGCCCACACCATGAGCAAGCGCGCAGGCGTCCCCGCAGACAACACGCTCTACACGTCGTTCAACAACGACAACACGGTTCGGTTTTCGGGCGACCCGGTCATCGACAGCGAAAAAAACGGCGACGGACCGAGGTTCGACAGCACCGTCTGCTGGATGCTTGATTGCCGCGACATCGTTGAAGACGACATGTTTGTGCACACCAGCTGCCGCATGACGGGAGACGCATATGCGCGTCTTCGAGCGGAGATGGACGAGGCAAACAAGGCAGCCGAGCCCGACACCTTCAATGCTCGTGCGCTCGCCGCTCTCCACGCCACCCGCACCGTTCGCTGAACCCACTCACCAACAAGGAGCCCACCACATGGCCGTCATCCGCAAGCTCGACAACTTCATTTCCCGCATGGACGCCTCACCGCTCAAGGCCATCAAGTCGCCCCACACGCGCGTCGACCTCGCCCGCCTCGCCCGCATGCACCTCGTCGAGAAGATGCTGGGCGCGGAAGGCATCGGCAACTGCGGCATGCTCTCTCGCGCTGCCGAGATGTGGATTCGCAGCGACGACGCTGGCCACGACGTCAAGGCCATGCACGCGGCGTGGATCGAGTTGGCGTCATGAGCATCAGCGACGTCAATATCCCTCTCCTCCGTGTCGGCGACAAGCTCTACCGCATCGAAAGCCGACCTCTCGGCAATACCAAGATCCGGCAGAAGAGCGTCATCACACGAACCATCAAGTCGATCGAAGGCGACACCGTGCGCTGGCATGAGACCAACTCGCCGTCGTCCATCTGGCGCGTGAAACGCGAGTACACGCTCTTTCACCCTGCCCCACCTCGACGGCACTACTCGATCTCAGCCGACCGACACGAGGAAGAAGTGAAGCACGCCGCTGCCCTTGCGGCACGGCAGCGCGCTGACTTCTCGGCTCGGCGGAAAGCAGCGAAGGCCGCGTCATGACCACACCCCACCACTGCCCCTGCCCCGAAGGTTGCCGCGACTGCGAGTGGACCTGCCCCGGCAAGGGCTGCCCCAACGACCCGAAGAACGACCCTGACTGCCCACCTGACGAGGAGAACGAATGACCCACGACGATATCAAGAGCCGCATCACTCCACACCTCAGCGCCTTCAAAGCCGTCCGCGACGCCGTGGACCTCGCCGAAAAGACCGTCAACACCGCAGACCGCGAGCGCATCGCCGAGCTGGAGCGGGACCTTGCGCATGCTCGAGCCTCGCAATCAGAGACGACGGCGCGCACCATCATCGCCTTCTGCAATGAGAGCGTTGGGTTCGCAGCGCTCGGCAACAGCCACGTCGAGACGGCGGTCAAGGCGCTGTATCACCGGCTGACCGAAGCACGCGCCAACCTCGCGCAGAACGCGGCGATCACGGAGACGCTGCGGGCGGAAAACGAAAGACTGCGCGCCGGCATCGTCGGCGCATGGAACGAAGCCGTCGTCGGGAGAGAAGGCGTCGGCTCCATGGCGGCCATCACTGGCCCCGTCGTCGAGGAAGCGCAGGGGCCGTGGGTGATTGTGGACGCGGCAAACAGGTTCTGCTTCGACTCCACGAACTGGACGGGGAACCCGAAGAGCGCCATCCACTACAAGGTGAAGGCTGAGGCCGAGGAAGACACCCGGCAAAGCCACGGTGAGCGCGTCATCACCCTCGCCGAAGCCCGCCGCATCGCTGGTGCCAAATGACCGCGCCCGTCTGGCTCACCATCGACGAGGTCGCCGAGCTGCTCGGGCGCCCACGCGACACCGTGCGGGGGTGGATCGCGCGCAAGAAGAACAAGCTGCCGTCTGAGCTGCGGCGTGACGACCCGACGAAGCGAAGTGTCCGCATGATCAAGAAAACCGACGCGCTCAAGTACAAGGCGCCGAAGATGGGAGGCAAGCGATGACCGACTACAGCAAGCCGATTGGTTGGTGGTGCCCGGGCTGTAATGGTGAGGGGCCGAACTTCGCCGTCTGCTGCGGTGTGCACTCAGTGCCACGTTACGCCGTCATCCCCGAGGGCGAGCGGGAGGAGATTGATGCCGAGCTGTGCCCCGAAATCGGCACCATCGAAGGAGACGCGCACACGA